CGGCCAACTGTTCCACCCGACCGCTCCCATCCGTCACAGTCAAGCTTCCGTCCGTCGTGTCCAACCGTATACGAGCCACGAACGCAGCGGTGACGTTGTTCCGCAACGCGACCAGCGCCTCCGTAGATGCATCACCGATCACTTCCTCGATAATGGCGACAACGACTTCCGTGTTCCCCGACAGCGGCCTTCCGGTGTTTTGGTCTACGCGGCTTGGAGCGCTGGTCGTCTCCATCTTTCGCGCCGTTTCGCCGTCGATGACACTTATCGCCGCGCTGATAGCAGGCCCTGCATTTTGGGTCCACACCGCCCCACTGATGTCAGTCGGGTCGTCCACTTCCCCATCCCGCGACAGTTCCAGCAGGAAAGACGGCACCTCCCGCCGCCCGTCGCTGTCAAGGTCCAGCCAGTCGGTGCGGATCAGGTCGGCGGTCGCGCCGATGAGTTCGAGCGTGCCGTCGCGGTTGTACTGCGCAGCAGTATCGGCCTGCGCCGTTCTGCTAAATGACCAGTCGTCGCCGAGGTACATCCCGCCCCGCAACCGCGAGACAACCGGCAGCCCGTCAATGCGACCCATCGTCTGCCCGGTCCACTTGCCGCCGTCCACACGCCGCAGCAGCACCGTCACCTCGAAGTGGTCGTCCCACCACGTGTCGGGATCCGGCTCGGCGAAGGGCGGTTCGTCGCCCGTCGGCACCAGAAGCGCATCGAACTCGATATCGCCCGTCAGGTCCGGCACGTACGTCAGCGTCTGCTGATCGCGTCCCTGTCGCAGCATATCGAGCAACGACTCGGGCATCGAGTCCCAGCGGATGCGGGCCTCCATCTCCCAGACGTCGCCCACGGTCACGACCTCGATCGACGTCAGGTCGAGCGACTGATTCGAGTACTCGCGGGCGTTGTGACGCACTCGCCGATCGCGGATGGGGGCGTTCAATAGGTGGACCGACTTCTGCCCGTTCGGAGCGTCCCAGAGGAACGCGGCTGCACCCTTAATCGCCATATCAGCCTCGCGCCCTAACTTCGATCGCGCCGATGCTTTCCAGCTTCCGCATCATCTCTGTCATCGCCTCGATGTTGTTCGGATCCCGCACGAAGTCAGCGATCGAGCGCCGGCGGGATCCGGCTGCGTCGATCGTCACGATCGGCCGGCCCGTGCCACCACCCGGCCCCAGTTCGGCCGACGTCTGATTGCCGACAACCCGGCCGGCCGTCTGCGGTACGAACAACTCGCGGCCGGCCTCGCCGACGAAGTGCGGCTGCCCGGCCCGAGCGAAGCCGCCGTGCTGCATAGCGCTGACGGACGGTGCGATGGTATCGAAGTTCGTCGGGAGCGTCGCCGCCCCGCGCCCCATCGAATCGACCAGCGCGATCACCGGCCCGGCGTTGCCGCCGATCGCGGCCGACAGAAGCGCGGCAATCAGCAGCCGGGCAATGATCCTCGCGAGGTCGGCGAGTACGGCCTGCGCGAAGTCGGAGAACTTCGCCTTCCCGGTCGCCAGTGCCTGCGCGAGTTGATTCTCGATCGTGCTGCGCACCCGGTCGAACCCCTGCTGCATCTTGTTGATCGCCACGCCGGCGGCGTCGCCCATCCGCGTTGTCTCGCGACGGGTGTCCGTGAGCGACTGGCGAAGCTGGTCGAGCGTGCGCTGCGCCTCGGCCATATCCTCGGCCGCCGCCCCGGCCGCGACGCCCTCCTGCTGCAACGTGGCGAGCGCCGAGCGGATCATCTGCTGCGCTCGGATCACGGCGTCAGTCACAACGTCAGTCAGCCGGCCGACGAAGTCCGTCTCGAAGTTGTCGCCGATCAGCGCGGCAATCTCGCCGCCGATGCCCTCGGCGTTCTCGGCAGCATCTTCGAACGCGATCCCCAGCCCTTCGTTGACCTTTTCGCCGAGCAAGCCTAACTCGAACAGCACCGCCGCGACGCCTTGCTTCAGGTCGCCCCACCAGTTTTCGATCGGCCCCGCGAGTACGTCCCTGAAGGCGTCGGCGATCTTACGCCACCCGAGGATCGCGATATCGACAAGGCTCTTCAGGCTGGCGATGATGAAGTTCGCCCACGGCTTAATCGCGTCCCTGACCGCCGCCAGCGCACCGGGGATCACGTCGAGAATCGCCCGCCCGACCTCGACCGCCCGCTGCCCGACCGCCTGCCAGTTCACTTCCATCAACGCGAGCGCCGAGACGCCGGCCAGTATCAGGCCCGGCAGGCTGCCGAGCGCTCCGACGACCGCTCCGATCGCACCGCCGACGGACAGCAGCACGCCGCCGAGGCTTGCCGCCGTCGTCAGCAGCTTCCCGGCGATCCAGACAGTCGGCCCCAGCAAGGCCAACAGCGACCCGCCCAGCACGATCGCCCGCTGCACCGAGGGGTTGAGGCCCCGGAAGGATTCAGCGAGGTCACGGAAGCGCTGCGCGAGCGACAACACGAATGGAGCCAGCACCTCGCCGATCTCGATTGCGGCGATCTGGATGTTGTCCTTCGCCAGCTTCATCTGCGCACTGAACGACCGAAGCTGTTTATCGGCCACCTCGGCGGTCGTGCCGCCGGCCGAACGCAGCGACGTCTCGTAGTCGCGGATCGCGTCGGACGTGCCGAGTAGCGGCAGGATCATCTGCTGTACCCGAGCGGTGAAGCCGATCGACTCCATCGCGACCGCCCGCTGCGTATCGCTCATTCCGCCGAACGCAGTTTCAAGCTGCGCGACGATCTCATGCATCGGGCGGAAGTTGCCTTCGGCGTCGGTGAACCGAAGGCCCAGTTCCTCCATCTCTTCCGAGTTGTTCGCGACAGCCTGCGACAGCAGGCGGATCACCCGGCTGAACCCGGTCCCGGCCCGCTGCGCTTTGATCCCCTGATCAGCCAGTGCAGCCAGTACGGCGACGCCTTCCTCGATATCGATGTTGAACGACTTCATCGCCGCGCCGGCCTGCGTCGTCAGCGCTTCGCTGAACTGCTGCACCGTGGCGTTCGCGAGCGTGTTCGCCTTGACCAGTACGTCGGTGACGCGGGTCAGGTTCGACAGGTTCTGCTGCGCATCGTCGACGGTCAGGCCGAGCGCCGACTGCGCGTCCGTGGCGAGGTCGGTCGCCATCGCCATATCGAACATCCCGGCCTGCGCGAACGCCGCCACCTGCGGCAGCGCGGCGATCGACTGTTCGGCGTCCAGCCCAGCCGACGCGAGGAAAAAGTACGACTCGCCGGCCTCGGTCGCGCTCTTCAGGGTCGTCGCCCCGACCTCTTTCGCGGCCCGACTCATCTCGCCGCGCATCGCCCCGCTGACGTCGCCCATGATCGCGAGCGACTGCGTCATCGCGTCGTCGAAGTCCGCAAACGACTTGACGCCCACGGCCCCGATCGCAGCAAGCGGAACCGTGAACGCCTTCGTTAGACCTGCGCCGACGGCTTGCAGCTTCGCACCTGTCGCGGCGAGCCGGGCCTCGGCCCTCGCGAGTGCGGCTTCCATCGGGGCAGTGTTTCCCCCGATGAAAATCTCGGCTGTTGCAAGTCTCGGCATCAGTTCCGTGCCTTCCGTTCAACCTTGACGGCACCGCCTGTCACCGCCGCCCAGTCTTCGAACATCTCGCGGGCCTCTTCGGGTGTCATTCTCCGGTCGTCTTCGTGCGTCCTTTCGCTACGGATGAAGTCGTCAGGCTGCCAGACCTTGTCGGTCTTTTTCTGACGCTTCGAGTTGAAGATCGCGGCCGCCACCAGCCCGGCCCGTTGCAACGCGGCTTCGTGTTCGTCAGCCCGGCGGTCGCTAATCGCCTTCAGCAGTCGGGAATCCTCGGCCGGCGTCGAGTCCCAGTACACGTCGGGCGGGATCCCCGCCGCGACGCACTCGGCCCACGCATCGAGGCGGTCTAGTCGTTCGCCGGCGCTACCGCTTCCCCCGACTGCCTATCCTCGATGAACTGTTCGATCTCTTCCGGCGTCATGCCCTCCAACTCGTCAGGATCGAACCCCTGCGATATCATAAACGCCCGACCGACGGCGTCCCCGACGTCGCGCAGCTTGTCGAGCGGGATCCGGTCGACCACCTCATCGAACGACAGCGGGTCATCTTCGTGAAGCTGCGCGGCCCATACGAGTCGGCTGATCGCTGTCAGCGACGTGTGATTGAGCCGAGCGTAGATGATGCCGAAGTCCTGCCCGGTAACATCTTCGAGGCGGATGATCCCCTTCGTCGTGAAACGAAGGCTCACGGTCCGGTTCCCCAGTTCGAGACGTACGGCTGGCGTCGGTGTGCCGTCGGCCATGCTAGGTCGCTCCCTTCAGTTCAGTTGCGCTTACGCGGTCGCCTTCGTGTAGCTCTTGACGAGACGCAGCGTCGCGGTGAACTCGGCCGGATCGTCCTGATCAGCCGGCATCTCGTCACCGTCAATGTTAACGACGAAGGCATCGAACGTCACGGTCACGACCGCCGAGTCGGTCGTCGCTTCGGCCGGGAACGTGATGACGCACTCTTCGGTCGCCCGGTCGGCCTCATAGTTCGTGCGCAGCGCGGCCTGACCGGCGTCGCCGTCGATCTTCCGCATCGTCAGTTCGACCGTGCCGCCTTCACGCAGGCCGGGGAAGTACTCGCGCCAGCGACCCGAATCGTGATCGGTCGACTCGACCTCACCCTTCGAGGCGTCCGGCGTACTCGTGTTGACCAGCCCGCCGATATCGTTCGAGGCGAAGCTGACGTCTGTGCCGTGTGGCAGAAACTTCTGACCGGGCATGATCCTATCCTTTCAGTTGAGGAACCGTTGCTGCTAACCCGTCTCGTTGATCTCTAGTCTGAAGGCGACCGTAAAAATCGCCCGATTGTTTTCGTCCCAGCCGGCGAATACGGGATGCGGGGTCATCGCCCACGCCCCGATGTACGTCCGGCTCCCGATGACGACGTCGCGCTCACCGTGCAACGCCCGCCGAATCTGTTCGGCCTGATCAGCCGCCGGATCGCTTTCGTCCGGCAGCCCGCGCACCGTCACCAGCACGCCGAGCATATAGACGGCGGCCGACCCGACACCGCTACTCGCGGGCATCTCGGGACGCGGGCCGCCATCCTCGGCGATCATCACCAGCCGGTCCGATTCGTCGTGCATCTTCCGCCGGATGCTCGGCCAGTCCGTCGACCCGTCGACCAGCCCCTGCCCTTGCAGGAAGGTCTGGACGTCCGTCACGGCGTCGGCCATCAGTTGCGCATCCTGATCGCTCGAATCGCGGCGGTCCAGTTGCCGCGCAGTTCGGCGTGCACCCGCGACTGATTCGGGTCGAAGCGTTCGAGGCCCCGCACCAGATACCGCGCCTCGCCGACGGTATGCCTGTATTCGAGCCGTTCGTGCTGATCCAGTGCGTACGGGGCCGCCGGCCCGCCGAACGACAGCACGACGCCGCCCTCGACGTTCGTGACCCGTCCGGTGCCGCGCAGCGTGCCTTCGTCAACCGGCACGCCGTGACCCGGCCGGCTGGCCTTCACGTCGGTCATCACCTCTTCGCCGATGATGCGAGCGCTGAAGCCGCCCGACTTCGCGACGGCGACCCGTAGCTGCCCCAGCTTCCGCGCTGCGCGTCCGAACGACTTCCGGCCGGCCATTTACGCCCCCTCTTCGATGCACTTTACCTTGACGTGGTCGACCGCCGCCCCGGCGTCCAGTTCCCGGCGCGTGTCGGCCTCGATCACCTTGTACGTCCTGCCGCTGACCGGGAACGTGATGCGGTCATTCTCGGCCGGCAGCGGTGACTCGATGCCGTCGACCCAGCCCGACAGCGTCGTGCGGACCTCTTCGCCATCAGCCGAGCGGGCGACTTCGGTCATCTCGACGAAGCGGCCCTCGATCGTCTGTGGCGAATCGTATGCGACGGATCCATCGCCGCCCGAGGTGATCCCCTGATACACCTCGATCTCGACCTCTTGCTTCGCGACCCGTTTGATCACCCGCATGATCAGGCCCCGTCATTCTGGTCGGGCAGGTCGAGGTCGCTGTCGTACCCGGCCCCGACCCGGAACTTCACCTTCGGCCGGCCGCTGCCGGGCATGAACTGATCCTCAACCGTTCCGGTGGGATCCAGCCCTGCCGCGATCTTCAGGTATTCACTGACCTTCGTGTCGCGCTGCAACCGCTCCCGAGCGTCGCCGAGTTTTTCCTCGGTTGTTCGGGGATCCCGCGCCGTGACGAAGTGAGCCGCGAGGTACTTTTCGATCGTCGTCAGCGTGCCCGAGCCGATCCCCTTCCCGGTCAGGTTGTCGTCGATCCAGCCGCTCGCATCAGGGATGAAGGCGTCCTCGACCTCGGACGCGGTCAGGTCCGTGTCGAGGATCGCCTTGACGGCCGCGCCATTCGTGCGGATCGCCATCAGTCACCCTCGCCGGCCAGTTCCCGCAGCCGGGCTTCGGCCGCCGCCTCGCCCTGCACCTTTTCGCCGTTCGGCAGTTCGTACCACGACCCGCCGGTGCGGTAGACGCTCACGTCCAGATCGTCGATCTCGTCGCCCTCGTCAGTGCCCTCGTCGCCCTCGTCAGTCTCGGCGGTATCCTCGGCCGCCTCGCCGGTCGACGGCGCTTCAGCGGCATCCTCGACGTCCTCGGCCTCGACCTCGACCTCGGGATGGTCGGTCGGCCGGGTCACGGTCCCGACCGGGGTCAGCTTGTACGCCTTCCGCTTCAGTTCCTTCGCAGACGGCACGAACGCGACGCCCCGATGGATCACCTGCCCCTGAAACCGCTCGGGCACGTCATTCTCGGATCGCGTGAAGGCTGCCCCGGTGTTCCGATACTTCTGCGTCGCCATCAGTCACCTCGTCTCGGTCTGTTCGGGGCGGCCGGCCGGGGTTACGAAGTCCCGGCTCTTTATACCAGCCGTCGCAGGGACCGCCCGTCATCCTGCTACGAACCGAGGGCGGATTCGAACCGCCCTCGATTCAGTCCTGCATCAGAGACGCCCGCCTTACGACAGGTGCACGATCCCGTTGACCGTCGTCTCGTCTTCCGTCTCGATATCCTTAATGTGCGGACCGCCGACGAAGATCACCCGGTAGTGCGTCACCGCCGGGGTCTTGTTCCACTGCCACGTCGTGATCGTCTGCGCTTCCGAGACGTCCATGCTGTCGCGCGTCATCTGCACCAGCAGCACGTTGTCGTCGGCAAGCTGATCATTCGGCATCACGCTGTCGATATCAGCGAACGCCTCGATCCGTTCGAGGTACGTCCGATCGCCCTTCTGATCGGAGTAGTCGCCCTGAAGCGTGGCCCAGTAGTTCTTCGGCACCTGCAACACGAACGGCCCGAAGAGGAAGTTCGTGTATGCGGCATCGAGCATCCGCTCGACGTCACCGATGATATCGGCACCCGAGGCGTCCCAGTTCGTCGCCAGCGAAAGCTGGATTCGGTTCGACGCGGTCGTCAGACCGGGGATCCCGTTGCCGTTCGGGCCGCCGCTCGACAGCCCGTTCGTGATCAGCGCCTCGATGCGGTGCGTGACCGCTCGGGCCGCGAGGCCAGCGCTGTCCGTCTGAAGGTTGTTGCCCCGTCGCTGGCTGGACGCAAGCTGCCGCCAGCCGATACGGAAGCCCTTCGAGATGACCGGCACCGGAACGGTCTGCTGAAGGTAACTCGGCCGATCTTCCTCGGGCGGAACATCACCGTCGAAAGAGAGTTCGGCGTCGCTGAACACTTCCAGCCGCTCACTGACGCGCAGGATATCACCGATGCCGACGGGCTGTACCAGCCCTCGCGAGCGGAAGCTGTCCATCACCGTCAGACGGTTCCGGGCCTCTTCGTTCACGCGGTCGTCGATGCGCTCCCACTCGTCCTTCCGCAGCGTCGCGTTGTGCGCCTTGTCCGTTGCCGCGTTGATCGCAGCCGCCATCGAACCCTTGAACACGGGCCTCATGTTGTGCCCGATGCTCGCCTGTTCCAGCGCCTGAATCTCCGCGTCAGTTGCGAGAATCAGATCGTTCATCAGGCCACCTCCACACGGATACGGGTCAGTGTCCCGCCGGCCCCGGAGTTGTCGACGTCTTCCTTCGCGAAGGCGACGATCGTGCCGGCCGTGTGCGCCTGAAGCGAGCCGTCGCCGGCCGATTCGAGCGCAGCGCCGTCCTGCACGTTCTCGGGGTACGCGAGCAGCGCGTAAACCTCACTGCCGCGCTCGGGATACAGTGCCTGCACCGTGTCACCAGAGTCGTAGTCATCGCCGATGCCATCACCGACGAGGTCGTTTTCCAGCGCGAAGATGATCGGCGCGTCGGCGTCGGCCGCCGCGTCGTTTGCCTTGTACCCGCCGGACCCGTCACGCTGGATCAGGTCGCCGGGAGTGATCGCCGTCGAGGCGTCGCCTTCCTTGCGGATGCCGCCACCCTTCAGGAGAATCGTATCGCGTGCCATGATCAGCCCTCCCCGTCAGCGGTTTCCCAGTACGGGCGAACCGGCGCGTAGTCGGGGTCGCTGTCGTTCTCGGCGTTGCCGCCCGACCCGTTCCTGCCGGTGAAGTTGTGGCCGCGAGCCATGCGGTGCAGCTTCTGAAGTTCGCCCAGATCCTTCGACTCCAACTCCGCACGCTCGAACGGAACCCGGTCGGACGCGACCAGCACGCCGATCAGTTCCTCGCGCTCTTCCTCGCGGTCCTGCGTCAGCGCGGCGACCTGCGACTGAAGCGCCTGAAGCGCCTCGCGCACGTCGTCATCGCCTTCCTCGCCGTCGGCGGGATCCCCGCCCTCGGCCGCCGTGGCGTCGTCGCCCTCGGCGTTCGACTCGGGATCGCCGACGTCGCCGCCGCCGCCCTCGCCGTCATCCTCGTTCACTCCGACCAGCGCCTTCAACTGGCAATCCGACAGCGTCGCCAGCGTGTCGCGGTCGAGTGGCCCAGCCTCTGCAAGCTGGGCGATCCACTGTTCGCGCATTTCTGCCCCCTTTGAGGCGTTGAATACGGGCCGCGACAGCACGTCAGCGACCTTCGAAAGTACCCCCATCAGTTGCGCCTGCCAGCCTTCCTCGGCGTCGGCCTGCGCAGTGCAGGGACCGTCGTGATTGATCCCCAGCCCGCAGCCGTCCGTGACCGAACAAGCGCCCGTCTCTTCAACGAGTAGCGCCAGATGATCGGGCCGCAGGTTGCGCAGCGTGACGTCATACCGCTCGCCGTTGTGCGCCCCGCCCGACTGGTCGAGCGTCAGCCCGAACCCCGTCGACAGTTCGCCGGGCTGGCCCTGTTCGACGCGCTTCAGGACAGCCGCACCGTCTTTGACGTTCGCGGCCCGCTCGCGCTCGATCCAGACCTCGCCGGTCAATGCCTGCCGCTCTTCGTCGTACGCGGCCTCGAACACGAACCCGACGCCCTTCGAGTTCAGCACCTTCGGGTTCCGGGCGCTGATCGGCTGCCCCCGCTGCGTCGGGTGCCGGATCAGAACCGGCGTCGCGTTCCATGCGTCAACGCTCGCTTTGATCTCATCAGCCGGCAGGAACGTCGACCCGAGGTTGTTCTTCAGCACCTTCGACTTCACCAGCACCGCCGGGAACACCCGGAAGTCACGGCCCATCAGGGTGTCGGACCGAACCGGGCCGATCGCGTTCGCGGTGATCGTCTGAAGTTCGTTCATGCTTCGTCGCTCCCATTGACTGTTGCAGAACGCCGCCCGCTGGTCGGTGTCGGGGAAGTCAGCGCGAGCCTCTTCGTCGGCCATGCAGCGGCTCACGAAGTCGTCGCGGTTTTCCCCGTCCCTCGGTGTCGGCATCGCGGCCCGTTCCACGTGAAACAGAAAAGCCCCGGCCCCTGCAATCGTCCCAGTCGCCGCCGTGGCTTCGGGTCGATCGCAGGAACCGGGGCACCGAACAGTCCTGACGTGCAGGGGTTCGGGCAGTCCGGCCCTTCTGTGGCCTGTACGTTGCGGCCTGCCGGCTCGCGTGTCAACAGCGAAGGGGCCGACCGTCCGAACCGGCCGACCCCTTCATCCCCGCACTACGCGGCATCTTTCAATGCCATCAGTTCATCGGTGCACCCCCTTTCCGTTCGTTGGAGTCGCGTCGCCATGCCCAGCGTCCATCCTTGAAGCCACGGAACATCACCGGGTCAAGGCAATACTGCCCCGGCGTCTCGCCGCCCTTCGCGGCGTACCCGGCGATGAACGCCTGCCGGTAGCGGTCGCCGACTGGCGGGCGGTGAAGCCCGCGCAGCCGTGCCGCCTCGGCGGCCCGCTCGATCAGCCGGCGGCCCATCTAGTGCGCCTCTTCAAGCGTTTTCAGTTCGTCGAGAATGATTGCCTCGACCAACGATCGCGTCGCTCGCTTCGGCAGCGATGGGTCATGCAGCGCGTCGCCGGCCGCTCGATCACTCGCCTTGTCGATCCGCTCGGCGGCCCGACGTGCGACCTGTTCGCGCATCAGCCGCGCATCCTTGCGGCGATTGTACTCGTCGATCGTGTCGGCCGCTCCGCTGAAGTCTAGCGTCGTATGCCCGTGCATCGTCGTTTCTCCCTTCGGCCGGGGCACGCGGCCCCGGCCCGTTCGGTGTGATCAGTCTACCACGTCGAGACGGTGAACGTCCGCGCCTCTTCAGGCGTTCCGGCGTACCGGGCGGCCCGCTCGGCCTGTTTGTGAGCCTCATTCACGATCGCCTGCGCAGCGTAGCGCATCTTACTCGGGTCGTTCCGCAGCGACTTACCCTCGACCTCGCCGGGGCGACGGAAGTATGCGTGCCAGCGAACCGGCTCGTCACCGTACCCGCCGAGGCGGCTGATCCAGCCGACCCGCACGCCGCGAATCTCGACCGACCGCTGAAAGTTGCTGCCATCGGTGTCACGCTTCACGACGACGTCGGCGTCGCGGTTATTCAGCGGCCAGTCCATGTAACTGCTGCCGTAGTGTTCCCAGAGGCCAGCCAGCGCCTCGCAGAACTCGCGGTTCCACTGTTCGAAGATCGTCTCGCGCTTCGTCGTGTCCGTCATCTTGCTCCCCTTGTTTCGGTGACTCCCTTCCTGCGACTACCGAAGTATAGCGGTCCTGCATATGCGTGTCAAGTCAGGCGGCAGGGGCCGGGAAGTGCCCGGCCCCGTATGCACCCGCTACGCCTCGGCCGGCTCGACGACCTCGGCGTTCGTCGGCCGCTTGAAGAACCCGAACTTCGGGTCGTCGTCGCTCGGCTCGATCGTGGCGTCGAAGCATACCCGAGCGCCAGCCTTCACGAAGTAGATATCCCTCGGCACGCTGCCCCAGCAAACCCAGCCGTCGTCGCTCTTCACAGTCATCACGTGGCGGCTGCCGTAGCGGTTGTGCCGTTCCTCTTCCTTCAGCACGACGCCCTCGACGGTCACGCGGCCCATCGGCGTATCCTTCGCGGCCTCGCGCTCGGCCTGACGCTCGCGCTGCTGTTCGGTCAGCGACTCGACCAGATCCCACTGCGCGTCGGACAGTTCGCCGCGCCCGAGGTATTTTTCGGCCAGATCCTTCGCGGTGAACGTGCTGCCGCTGTCGTGATCCAGCAGCCCGCCGTCGAGGTAGTCAGCCGGCTCGAAGTCGAACGCCTCGGCCAGCGCGACGATACGGCTGTCGGGGTTGTCGATCCGGTCCTGCCGGGCGGTTTTCCGCGCCTCGCGCTCT